TCCGGAAAGGTAGGCTCCGGAAAGGTCGGCTCCGGAAAGGTAGGCTCCGGAAAGGTAGGCTCCGGAAAGGTCGGCTCCGGACTTTACTGCCTTAACAACTGTGTCCTTCACGGTATTATCTTCTTTTTCAAACTTGAAAAGCAGTTTTCCTAAATAAGATTTGATTTCAATTTTTGTTTTCATCGCTTAGTTTTTACGAAGTTCAATTTTAATACTGATATACAAAATGATAAAAATCATGTTTTGGTTACTTTTATTGCTCTACTTATCTGATCTTCCCACTCATATAAAAGTGAAGTTACTTTATTGTAATCTCTAATTTTTATAACACTGCTATTTTTCGGAATTATTAGTCTTATAATTGCATTTATCGCCCTGATTCTTGCTAAGTCAGACACATTGATATATTCTTTCTCTTTCATAGTTATTTTAGATTATATTTTTTAATGTCATCAACGTGAACCCAGACCGGTTTTTCTCTGTCAGGAAATTGAATCGGCTTATATTGACTTTGAAATATCCTACCCGCATTAATATCACCGCCAAATTCGTTTGTTTTTTTCAGCATATCTTCATAGGTAAGTACCTTAATTTTCATATCCCAGGATAAAAATTGAGCTATTGTAGGCTTCGGGTATACGCATGTTTTAATGACATTATCAACTGCATCCAAAAGTCTTTCATCCGTAAATCCTTCCAATTTTATCATTTCCTGGAATATCTCAAAAAAATCCGAAGGCAATTCTGGGAATGCTTTTTTAACTTTTACTGAACATTGTACTATGTTCTGCAAAGTAAGGCATCCTTTATAAAGACTTATTTCATTGCCGGTCTCCGGTGAGTTCTGGAAAGTTTTGACGAGTGATTCGCGCGATGTCGGTAAGAGTTGCGCCAGACTTTTTGGAGTTTCCATTTTTTAATATTTTGGTTATCTGATTAAATTTGCTTACAATTATTGGCAATGACATATTTGTTTTAAGCCAAGGATCGGATATATTTACGCAATTCAGAAAAAACTGTTTTAGTGCTTCAAGTGTTTCTTCGGAAGTCGCGCCCGGGTACCTATTTTTATAAATGCTTAAAACTTTTGCCGCCATTTTTCTTTCTTCGCCGTTATTGACAATAATATAATCTCCATGCGCTTCAATAAAAAGCTGGATAATTTTATCTATGAAATCCATTTCCGCTTTTTTAGCGGAAAGCTCTTTATTCTTATCATTATTTTCATTCTTATTATTCTCTTTATTATTGTTTGTTGTCGTTTGCTTGTCAGTTGTTTGTCGTTTGCTTGTCAGTTGTTTGTCGTTCTGCTTGTCGCTTCCGCTTATTTCACCCTGATAACATTCATAATTTATGATAGTTATAATACTATATTTGTTTGTCGTTTGTCTGTCGATTTCTTTCGTGTTTTCCAATCTATCTAAACACGTCCTTAAAGTCCTGATACTAATTCCGGTTTTCTCATTCAATGAATTTAGACCGGTTAAAATCTGTCCTCTTTTGATTTCTATCCCTCTCCATTTTCCTGGTTCATGGTTTGCATTAAGTAAAAGATAAATGAAAAGATGAACCATCTCAGATATATTAAACCATTCCCATTCAGAGAACTTTCTATATAGTTTAATCCAGCCTTCCATATTAAATATTAAACCCCGCTACTGCAAAATAAAAACCTCCAGACCCGGGGAGCGCGAACTCCATCTGAAGGTATTATTCCCGTAGCGGGGTATGTAAATGTCAAAAGTAAATCTATCATTTCGCGCTAATTTGGTACTGCAATTTAAAAACTATTTCCGATATAAACAAACTTTTTTTAAAATAAAACTCCCTGAGCGATAAATATTTTAATCTATTTTTGATAACCATTGTTCATAAACTTGATTTGCAACTTGCGCTGTCATCACTGGAGGGACTGACATACCAATTAAATATTTAGCATCATTACAATCTAAATTATAATCCATTGGGAAAGTCCCCACTTTTTTATAATCATCATCAGTCATTGATAGTTTATCATATAAACGATAGTTTTTTTCACCCGCTGTTATTGTAGGACAAACTTCATTATCTCTTATTAATAAAGCATTAAACCCTGATACCTTCCCTAATAATCTTTCATTTATATCAGAAATACACTTATCAGATTCAATTAAATTATCAAGCAATCTTTTCCTTTCTTCAGATACACCTTTTGTTGTACCAATATCATCCCTAACCTCTTTAAATATTATTCCAGGTTCTTTAAATTCCATTTTTATAAAAGGTAATTTTGTGAACATATCCGATTGATATAAAAACTGTTCTGCTAAATCTTTTCTCAGACAAATAAAAAACACCCTTTCTCTCCTTTGCGGTACTCCCATTTTTGAAGCATCTAATAGAAAATGCTGACAATAATAACCGGCCTCATCAAACTGTTTGTATATTTCTCTCATGTATTTCCATGCTTCCCCCATCATTAAACCTTTGACATTTTCAGCAATTACAACTTTGGGCTGTAATCTTTTTGCCAGATCAATAAAATCAAAAAACAACGTATCTAAAACCTGTTCTGATTGTCCTTCTCTAAATTGTTTTTCTTTACCCCAGTCATCTTCTCTATTTCCTGCCATACTGAATGAACTGCAAGGCGGTGAACCGTCCAATATATCTAAATGATATAATTCATCAGGTAAATCTGCTCGTGTTTTAAATGTCCTTATATCCTCTAAAAATGAGTATTTAGGATGATGATTTTCGATATAACATTGCATCATTTTTGGGTCAATTTCATTACAACCAATAACATCAAATCCGGCAAGTTTATATCCCATTGTTGAACCACCTCCACAACTAAAACAACTGAACACTTTACCCTTATCTTTTGTAAAGTTTGCATCTTTTAAAGTCCATTTATAAGGAAATTTATGATTTGATTCCATAAGTTTTTTCTTTTAAAATAAGTCTTAATTATTCAAATAGAATATGATTTTTGTCATGTAAAAGTCCCCCGGAAATAGATTGGCCGATCTGCGAATGTTCCGGGAGACTAGGTTAAAAACTGTTTTCGTGTGCCTTGTAAAAAGTAATTATGAATAAGCTGAAACTGATCTTTTGTAACGTAATGTTTTGACCCATGAGCGCGTTCGTGACATTTACGGCATAATGCTATTAGGTTCTTAATATCATCCATACCCTCGCCTCTTCCGTGTATGTGGTGAATATCTACCGCCGGGCTTCCACAAGCTTCACAAATAACCTCAGACTGTGTTTTATAATCAAAATAGTCAAGATATGTTTTAACGTACTTTTGCATATTTATTTATGTTGTTTCCAGTTCGGGTCAGGATCGGGAATTGAAGTCATTAAATATTCACCGCAATAATTCCGTATCGCATCGCAATAAGTCATTTCATCAACTGTCATAAATTCTGATTTACTCAAAGGTAATTTAAGAATCTCTCCTGTTTCCCGGTTTAATAATTCTTTGTTTGCAAACATCATTTTCCAAAAGGCATCAACCTGGTCAATGTTTACAAACTCATAACCGGCATCATTTAAAGCTATCATTGACAAAGGATAAACTAACCCGTAAAGATACTTAAACTGTTCATGTGAGGCTTTGCGCTTGTATTTTTCAACTGTATGAGCATATCTGCCTTTAGGTAAAGAGTCAAGTTCTTGCCGGAATAACTTAGCATTGATTACTCGGTAAGACTTGCCCTCTTCTTTAATTCCTATTGCAGTTACTTTTTTCATCAAAAGGGAAGTGAATCATCATTTGCACCAGGCAAACTGTCAATATCTGACATTGCGCCAAACTGCTCTTTTGACTTATTCACAATAGCCTCTTTAACTGCTGATCCCTGCCATTCATCTTTGGCGACCGGCTGACTGTCTTCTTTCTTACCGCAAAATTCAAGTGAGTTACAAATGATCTCAGTGAAATACTTTTTAACTCCGTCTTTGTCGGTATAATCCCGGTAACTTATTTCACCTTCGACAATCAGTTCACTACCTTTTTTAACGTACTTTTCGCAAAGATCAGCGTTCTTTTCCCAAAATACCAAATTATGCCAGTCGGTTATTTTATTTCCGTCTTTGTCTTTCCGGTAGCTTTGAGTAGCTAAACTGAATTTAGCTATCTTTTTACCGCCTTCAAATGTTTTGACTTCCGGGTCTTTTCCCGTAAAGCCGTGCAATGTTACTTTATTCATTGTCTTATTCTTTCAATTAATATTTTAACTTCTTCAATACACTCCAAAAGTTTTTCCTGTAATTGTCCGATTGCGCCTTCATATTCTGCACGTTCAACCCGGATTAATAGTTGTTTCAGCTTCGGACTTGAGAACGGCATATAGTCTATAAAGTCCCACCCGGTACAAAGTAATTGCCCGATAATCTGCCAGTAATAAGACTTTGGAAGCTTGCCAATTTCCAGATATTCATTATATACCTGGAATGAGGGACATTTGAACTCACAACCTCCATTCATCCCGACTATTTTTCTGTCAGGACTTGCCCCTGTAAATTCATCATACTCATAAAATCCGGCAGGTTCACAGGTATTAAAAGTAAAGAGTTCGTAATTTTCAACTGCAAACGGTTCTTTTTCATGTCCTCGTTGCATCCATTTATTGCTATAACTTTCTTCGCCTTCGCCGGTTACCCGTTCATAAGCAACTTTAATAATTGCGTTCTTATATCCGGCTGTAGTTTTTGCCATAAATAGATCAGAGAAAGTTGAAGCGGTAAATTTTCCAAGTCTCAGTACGTTCCACTCTTCGCTGTTTTGCTCAATATCGTAATGCTTCATAATACGGCGGCTTTTAAAAGTTCCTCATTTTCCGAAGATAGTTCATATTTCTTTTTGATTCCTTCAATCGTGCCGGTTCCTTTAAGAAAGTCAATAGCTTTCTGCCATGCCTGTACATTTGGCGTTAAAACAGGCTTATCCATTTTAGGCTGGATCTCTCTTAACCGCAATCCTTCGGTAACATCACCAAACGCCCGTATGTCGTCTTTGACGTAGATTTGTACCGGGACGTTATTCCAGTCGTCAATAAACTTTGAGTTAGTAAATTTACGGATAATCTTACAGTTAGTCACATTCAGAATCATCGGTTTAATTGCAGGGTCAGTAAATGTAGCAACATTACGGTTTTGTTTCTTACCGTCCGTATTTTTCACTTCCTGAACGGTAACATGTTTGAATACTACTTTAATATCTTTCCCGTCCTCAAGATCGCATGATCCGAGATAGTCGGAATTAAAGACTTTTTTCCAGTGGGTT